ATCTCTGATCCTAATTGACCAAGAGCTTCATCATCTATTTTATTAAATGATTCAGTGGAAGCATCTTCAAATATTTTTGTTATTTTATTCATGTCTCTCTCCCATAATTTTGTATTTAATACTTGCAATTTATCTCATAGTCAACTATAAAAAATCAAGATGAGTGGATTAAATTTTAAAACAAAGCCCTATGCCCATCAGCTCAAGGCTTTAGAACAGGCATATAACAAGGAATACTATGCCTTTTTCATGGAAATGGGTACAGGTAAATCTAAAGTTTTGATAGATGAGATCGCTAATTATTATTTAGAAAAAAAGATTGATAGTGCAATTATCATTGCACCAAAAGGTGTATACCGTAACTGGGAAAGAGGTGAAATACCCACACACTTATCAGATGATGTGCCATACACTGTTGCAACTTGGAAAGCACCAAGCGAGATGACAAAGAATGACAAACAAAATTTAAAAGATATTGTGCAGCCGAATGGTAAACTTCGTATTGTGTTGATGAACATTGAAGCACTTAGTGGATCTGTTGGGATAAAATATGCAACACATTTTTTACACAGGAACAACACACTCCTGGCTATCGATGAGTCAACTACAATCAAAACACCTAATGCTGCAAGAACTAAAAATGCTTTGAAAATCAGTAAGTTAGCTAAGTTTAGACGTATCATGACAGGCTCTCCTGTCACAAAGAATCCACTTGATGTGTATTCACAACTAGAATTTTTAAGCCCAGATATTACACGACAAAACTACTGGGCATTCAGATCTAGGTATGCAATTTTAGTGCGCAGAAATTTTGGTGCACGTGCTACGCAGCTTGTTGTAGGATTTCAAAGATTGCCAGAACTAAATACAATTATAGATCAACATTCATATCGAGTATTAAAAGAAGATTGTTTAGATTTACCAGAAAAAATTTATATAAAAAGATTTGTATCTCTAACCAAAGAACAAGTTAAAGCTTACGAAGAGATGAGAAGATTTAACATGACACAAGTAGACGGTAAAACGATGACAAGTTTATCAACACTATCTGCATTAATTCGTTTGCATCAGATTAGCTGCGGTCATATAACTTTAGATGACGGCGAAACAAAAGAAATAAAAAGCAATCGTATGCAAGAGTTACTAAACGTGCTCGATGAAGTAGACGGCAAGGTTATCATCTGGGCCAACTATAGATTTGATATCCAAAACATTCAAAAAACATTAGCACAAAAATTCGGAGAAGAATCTGTCGCTACATATTATGGTGATACAAAAGATAAAGATCGCCAAGACATAGTCGATAGGTTTCAAGATAAAGATTCTAAATTAAAATACTTTGTTGGTAATCCATCAACAGGTGGTTATGGTTTAACATTAACTGCAGCTCACACTGTTGTGTATTATTCTAACACGTATGATTTAGAAAAGCGTATGCAATCAGAAGATAGAGCGCATCGTATTAGCCAGGTAAATAAAGTTACTTACATTGATATGATTGCTGAAGGTACGATTGATGAAAAGATTGTGCAAAGTCTTCGTAGTAAGATTGATATCGCTAGTGAAGTAATGGGTGAACAAATTAAAAAGTGGGTTATTGAACCTATCAAAAAAAGAAAGGAGTCCTAATGGACACAAGTAAATATAAATCTGTAGCCACAAAGATGGATACATATAACAAAGCAAAAATAATTGCTAGTCATTCGCATCGATCTATCGGAGCTGTTATCTCCATGTTAGTAGATCAAGAGTGGGCTAAACAAAAACCGCAAGTTAAAAAAGAATTGAAGAGTGCTGCATGATGTTTGACTTTTGGCACATAGCTGCAATCGTATTGGTATTTTTTCTCGGTGTTATTGTAGGTAAAGAATTATTTTGGGGACGAGCATCTAGAAAAGCAATGGATTACTTGTTGCGTGATCTTTCGAATCAATTAAAAAAGAATCAGTTAAAGATTGTAAAAGCAAATGGTGAAGAAAAAAACTTTAAAGACTTTCTTAGAGATAGAATACAATAAGCTCCGAGCTGCAGCTCTTCGCGATCCACGGACCACGAAAGACGTTGCGATTCGTATGCGTTTACATCGTGTTGAATCTATTATAAGGGGTAGATATGGAAAAGATTATTTGTTCGAATTGCAAGGGCAACGGTTACATAAGGCTGAGATTTGAAGCAGAAGAATTCATACATCAATGTGAAGTCTGCAATTCACAAGGCGAGGTACGAGAAGATGAATACTACCACCAGTCTTGGAACGACGGCTCAGGGTCATGCAGCATATACTACGGTCCGCCGCTTGACGTCGAAGGAGATGAAGGATTTAAAAATTATAAAATTTATAACAAGTAAAAAATAAAGTTTACTACAGGGAATATTTCTTCGTCGTTCTAACCCTGTAGTAATATTCGAGGGACAGCCACCATTTTAGTTACCTCAAGTGGTGGTTGTTCCTTTACAATTCTTATAAAATAACATAGAATCACGCAGCGGAAGGCTGCATATGAGTATTAAATTGCCTGATAGTCCTGTGAGTAGAATCTCCAGGTGTTTTAAATGTCATCATCTGTCTGTTGAGTTTTGGAATCCGAAGTATAACCGAAGCTACACAGTGGAGGAGTGGTTGACTATTTGTGAAGAAGGAAGAGATTCACTGCGCAAGATCCTCGGACCTATTGTAGAAGATCCTAAATGGTTCTTCGACTAGGATTTTTTCCCACCGATTCTTTTTAAATTGATATGCCTTCTGATCTCTTCTATTTTCTGTATATCCTTTGTGCTTTTTGTTTCTTGTATTCCAATTACTTGTCGATTTCCTGAGCCTTGTTTGTCCTGTTATCTGCCAATTGACAGCTCGTAAGCTGGCGCCTGATTCTGTTTCCAACGTGTAGGTGATTATTCGTTCACCGCCCATGGCCCTCCATATCTTTTCACATCTAGCATAGAGATACGAACAAGCATTTTTTGGTGCTGGATCTTTGATACATACTCGTAATACTTCTAATGTTCCCCCGTCATCCAAAACCCTTGCGACTGGTCTACCACAAACAGCGACCCCGACCAACGATTCACGGCCCATGATTCCTATGCTGAACTTGTGACCTGTTACTTTTTTATTATGCCTGTGATGTGCCGTGATATACTCGTTCGCAGCTTTGAGAGAGATTGGTATTATTCTAAAATTACTTTTTATTAATTTGTTCATCAATCATTTTACCAAGAACGAACACCATGAATCCAATGAAAACCAGGGCTAAGAGTATTAGCCCTAGTAAGATATTCGTTAACATTCTATTTGACCAGATAAAGTTAAATGCTTTGTTATCTGCTCCTCAATAAAGTTTCTTTCGCTCTTGTGTATGGCGTGATCCTCTGGGAATCTTTCACCTGTCACCAAAGACCATACTTTTATTTCTCCGTCATCAACCATCCAACCAATTGGATAATGTTTATTTCTATCTGTCATTATGCCCTCCAATAATAAAAGTCACCGTCAAATTCTGCTTGACCATAATCCATAGTGACGGCGTCTGCCCAACCTTGCCAATCTATGTAATAGTGCAAAGGATTTTCTTGACGATCTAAGTAGCCACAATCATAAGCCATATCTTCGCAATAACTTACCCAATGACTTTTAGGAATAAATGTTACGCCCATTTCAAAGTTATCTTTTCCAACTTCTTCAATGAGATCTTCTATCGCTTCAATTCTTTCTTCCTCATGGTCTATCACATCAATATTTAATTTTTTATTGAGTTCTTTTTCTTTCTTTAATGTTTTTAATTCGTCTAACAAATCTCGACTATCAAATATATCGCTCATTATTCCTCCAATATTTTCTTTATGTGATCTCTCAATGGTTCAGCAGTAGTGCTTGTAACTTCAACCACTTCTGAAGAATCTGGGTCAACGGACATTGCTATGTCCGTTGCTTCTTCTTTGTTGATTGCGTTAACAATCCAAGTATCTTCTTTGATGTAGCGTTCAGTTACCTTGAAAGTTTTTAATCCTTCTTCTTCTTTCAAGCGATCTGCAGCTTCTTCCATGGCCCTTTCTTGCTGGTCCATGACCCACGAATCAAACTTACTCATCAATCCTCCTCCTTTTTTAATTCAAACAATATTCGCCAATCATCTTCATAACCCTCACCACCATGAGAACATGATGATAGATTGAAATTAATGTTGTTTGATTTTAATAATTTATTTACTGTTTCAGTGAAATCCATGTGATACTCGACCATATCATATCCACCAGAAATATCTCCAACATCTGTGATAGGTACTCTAACTATTCTTTTATTCATAAGTTTCTCCTTTTAATGTATGATATACTAATTATCCCATATAGATGCTGATGTCAAATAAAAACACCCCCTCCAATGAAGAATGAAAACATTGGGAGGGGGAAAGGGAGTGAATAAGATTCATCTATACAATGCTATAGTTATTTCTACAACAAAATTATATTTAACCTTTCAAATATCTCGTGTAGCGGTGTAGCGGTGTAGCGGTAGTGAAATAATATATACATTACAATAACTTAACCCTGATTTAACCGCTACATGTCCGCTACGTCTGGTATATATGGCGTAGCGGTGGTTTCCTTGTTTTCTGCCAAAAACATGTTATAAGGGTATCATGGAACTAGAACAGTTACGAGACAAACTGACACCAAAACAAGCAAAGTTTTGTTTATTGTTTGTTCAAGAAGGCGACACAAAAACAGCTACAGAATGTGCGATCCTGGCAGGATACTCAGAAAAGAGGGCAAGAATTGAGGCCTCCGAACTACGCAAACATCCTGGTTGCACTGAATATATCCGTGAGCTGCGGAATCAAGAAGAAAAGAAATATGAAATTAATCTTCACAAACATTTAAAAAGATTAGATCAATTGAGCAGGGGCGCAGAAGAAAAAGGCAATTGGAATGCAGCCGTAACGGCTGAAAAATCCAGGGGTCAAGTTGGTGGTCTTTACATTGACAGAAAAGAGATAATGCATGGCAGTATAGATCAATTGAATCGTGAAGAAGTTGATAAGTTATTGCGAGATATGGACAAGAAATTGTCTATCGAGGGGAGTTATAGAGAGGTAGATGACAACGAAACCGGAGACGAGATTCTGGAAAAGAATCAAAGATAAATTTACAAAAGTTACCTTAACAAGAATAGAAGCTGTCACTCCGTTAGGATTGCCTGATGTACTTGCCGTTTATAAGATCACAGATAAACAACGAGGACAGTTTTGGATAGAGCTTAAGGTAACTACGGGTAACAAAGTCAAGCTCTCTCCCGGTCAAATATCATGGCATATGAGCCATAATACGAATGGTGGTTGTTCGTTTATCATGGCCACCCCCCTCGGACGAGGAGGCATCTCGATTTATTCTGGATCTTGTGCCTTGCGACTTGCAAAAGAAGGCTTGAGCCTTGAACCCTGTGCCTTGTTCCCTGAACCTTGTGCCTTTTCAGACCTTGAGACCTGGCTCATCGACCATGTGACTTAGTCAAGCTGCTAAGTAATCAGGTTTAAATCTTACTATAAGAAAAACCAGCAGCTTGAGTAAACCAGGCCGCCAATTGGCGGCCAAGATCTTTATTTATCTGTAAAGACGACATCAAAACCCCAATGAGTTTCCAAGTACCAATCCTGGGGGTTGTTCATCATATCGTATGATTCAGGGTGAGAGCTCAAAGAATAGCTAACTCCCCAATCATGTGGTCCAGCTTCGTATGCAACCATGAGAGCTTTGCTTTCTCTTCCCTCCCTTTCCTCATCGGTATGCGTGTACTCGCTTGGATAGGGTGCGGGTTTTGAAACTTCCCAAGCTGGATCATGGCCGACAGCTCGAGCTTGTTTGCAAAGCGCCTGATATAGCTGCTCGGCAGCTTCTTCTTTGCTGATCTTCTTCTTAGTGAAGTCAGGCAAGTATTTATTAATCAAAGTATCTAACATATATTTACTCCTTTTGCCGGAGGGAACTAGCCCGGCCACTAGCAGCGAGTTTCAAATAGGCTCCTCTGATTCCTGTTTATTGTATAAGATAAATCTCATACAATGTCAATTAAAATTTTGCGCCTGGTAGGGTGTGAACCGTAAGTTAGCATTACCTATTACCTATACACACTTTGTTGTCATGGTAACCTACCTTGCGCCTTGATCCTGGCGTCATTAAACTTTTGTCCTAGGACCAGGATCTTGAGCCTTGCGGCTTAATCAAGCTGTCAGTCCTGGAAGCTTCGCCACTGACAGCTTGAATAAACCAAGCAAGGATCACCCAAAAGGGTGATCCTCTAGGAGTGATCAGTCGTACAAATTTAGTACGAACTTAGAATACGATGGTGAATACTTGTTATGGTGAGTTACAGAATCAATTGCAAAAAAGCCATCGCCCCCGAAACTTTCCAATTTACAAGCTATACCATCGTGCCCTAATTTGTATTGCATGTTGCCCTTATAATCACAGATATCTTCGTAAGAATAAAGCTTCATGAATTCTTCTAAGTAACATGGATCAATAATAAGGAGTTGACCAGAGTCAACTCCTACATCTCCATAATGTTTAATTATGGGTTTCTTCATTACTCTTAGCTCCTTCCCCTTCAATATCAACTACGATTTCATGTTCATTTCCATCTTCATGAACACAGTCCCAGTTAATACTTATATCTTTAAGAATTGTTTTTCTCATTCTCATTAATGCATTAACGATCTCACGAGGACAATCCCAAGCAGTCATAAAGTTATAAGACAAAGTGCTTCCATTTTCCTCAACACGAGTATCAACAGAGTTCCACTTCGTCCCCCAGTTATTAATGCTCCAATGATACCAGTTGTTCTTTCCATACTTTTCTTCTTCCTCTCTACCGAGATTGCCTCGAAAAATATTTTTTGGCATTGGAACAATGTTATTAAAATCAAAATCATTATCTTTTGACTTCAACATATTCTTCAATGTTTTAAGTTGTTTTTTCTTACCAACAAACAAAACATTGTTTTCAGTCCAGTTAGGCATAATTCACTCCTTTAGTTAAATTATTTACTTTACATATATGGGATAATTCTTATAGTCAATAGTATAATTAAAAGAAAGGGAATGATTATGGAAAAGACTACAAATGTTGGGGGAACTTTTCTCCAAGGATATATAAAAGCAACATATGAACAACTACTAAAAGCATTCGGGGAACCTCACGATCCAGATGGTGATAACTATAAAACAGATGTTGAATGGGCTTTTAAATTTGCTGATGGTACAGTTGCCACTATTTATAATTGGAAGAATGGTCATAACTATTTAGGGGAAGCCGAGGGCTTAGAACTAAATGATATAACTGAATGGCATGTTGGGGGTTTTAATCAAAAGGCAGTTGCTAGAGTTATAGACGCTATTGAAAAATAAATTAAGGGGGCATTGCCCCCTCATTTTATTTTTTAAGACTTGAGACCTTGCGCATCAGATCATTTATTTTATCTGTCCATATTCTTTCAAGCCATGCGTCTTCGTTTCCACCTGCTATTTGAGTCCTCTTCAGCTGGTCTTCTAGTATCTGAACTTTTTCCAGGAGTATCTGTTCCATAATTATCCTTTCATTAATAAAGCTGCAGCTCAAAGCTGCAGCCAATAAGTTTATCATAAATAGTGCGGGAAAATTAACCCAAGTATAAAAGCTGCTAGGCAAAATGCAAACCAGATAGATCCGGTCGACATCAAGACAGCTACCATTCTTTTAATCATCATAGTACCCCTCAAACGCATCGTCTAGAAATCCATCAAGATTGTTTATACTATCAATCTCAACTGATAATAAATATTCCTCGCCATGCGTTCCATAAATTGTTTTAATGTCATGATCATAAATTGAATCGCTAACATCATCTAAAGTTTTTCTACATTCATCATAAGATACGAAAAACTTTTCAACCCATTTTTTGTAAGGGCGCTTAATAGCGCCCTTGTCATTATTAGTAATCATTTATTGTACTCCTTTATTTCTTGTTCTGATAAGCCCTCATAAAATTCTTTTATAACTTGTCGAATTTTATTTTTGGTATCATCATCAAACCACATTGGAATAAGTTCACGAGAAATATAAGTGTGATCATTCCACAAAGTAGCTTGTACTGAAAAGTTAATATTAAGAGGGCGACTATTGTCGCCCCCTAATCTATCTTTAATTTTCATATTCCTCCGTGTAATCTGCGTATTTAGA